CCGCAGCGATAGACGACGACGTAGCCGACGAGTCGCGGCTCGTCGCTGAATACGCCCGTGCAGCGGATCGCGTGCCGCTCGCAGGGATAGTCCGGCAGCGGCGAGAACTCCTGCCGCTCCCAGTACGGCGCGTCCATCGCCCGGCCCTGCCGCTCCGGCGTGGACGTGTTAATCGCGTAGATCGCGTCGGCGTGGTTCTCTCGCGCGAGCGGCGCCCAGTAGTAGCCGCGATCGCCCGCGCGCTTTGCGCGACGTCGCGCGGTCCGGTGCTCCTGCGCCCAGTCCACGACCGTATCGGGAATCTCGAGCACGGAGCAGCGCTCGTATCGGCCGCGCTGCAGCTGCAGCAGGAGCGGCGCCGAGATCGCGTCACAGCGCTGCGAGCAGCCGACCTCGAGCGAGATCGCTATCCGGGTGTCGATCACGAGTTAGCCGGGATGATCCGCACGGCGAGCTCGAACCCGATCCACTTGTCCACGTCTCCCTCCGGGTAGACCGTGATCCCGGAGAAATCCTGCACGTCGATGCTCGCGGCGAGCCCGTCCAGCGGATACGACGCCTCCACGCCCATAGCGAGCGAGTAGTCGGACGCGTCATCGGAGAGTAGGTACATGAGCTCCTGTCCGGCGTCGTAATCGGCCGTGAGCATCCGGAACCGGACCGTCAGAATGTACGCGCCGAACTCGTCGCCGTACCCGGCCGTGGACAGATCGCGCGACGGCGTTCGGCCCTGGTAGATGTCAATCGACGGAGGCTGCGGGTTCACGAGGTACTGCGGCTCCACTTGAACCGCCCACCCGTTCTCCTCGTCCGCCTCGAGCTCCGCGTATCCCTCGCGGAGAAAGTCTGCGAGCGCGGCGACGATCGCAGAGAGCGACGCTGCGCTCACGCGATGCCCCAACGCCGCTTCATCGGCGCGAGGGTCTCAGCGTGCCGCGAGAACGTGTCGCGCGCGATGAACGACGCCGTTCCGTCCAGCCCGTTCCCGACGAGACCCCACGGCGTCTCCTCCTGTTTCCAGTGTTCTACGGCGCGCTCGAGGCAGACGACTTGCGCGAGCGAAACCTCGGAGCCCACGAGCGGATCGTCGTCCGGCCGCTCGAGCTCGTGATCTATCTCGAACGTCGCAGCGGCGAGCACGCGCATAGCGGCGAGCTCCTGCTCCGTCGTGGGCTGCCGGATTTTCAGAACGCGGAACAGTTCGTCCGTGTCCGCGTACGTGTCGCCGGAGAACGGCTCTCCGATCGAGCTCGTAACCTCGAGCTCCTCGGACGCCGTATGCCCGGGATCCGTGGAGCCGTCGTCGTAAACGATCACGTACGACCCGGCGTCCTCCGGGAACGTGAAATCCTCGAGGTAGTAGAGCCCGGAGCCGGAGACGGCCTCCACGAACCCGGTTGTCCGTGCGATCGTCGTCGCGCCCTCGAGATCCAGCACGCGCGCTCCGAGGCTCGCTGCGACGCCCGAGACGCCCCAGTCCACGAACAGCTGATCCGTTTGTCCCGGCCGTCGCTGCATTACGCCTCCGGATCCTAGAGAGAGAGCCGGATCGCTCCGGCTCTCTCCCTGTTCGAACCGCCGAGCGGGATTCTACGTCCCGTCGCCAGTCTGCAGCCCGTCCTCCGTCGCAGGCTTAGCCGAGAACGGCATAACCGAGACGGAGCCGCGCTGATTCTCCGGACCGAAGCGGAGGATCTGACAGTCCGCCCAGTACGCCCTCGCGGACGAGTCCACGAGTCCGTTCGGCTGCCAGTAGACCTCCACGATGCTCCGATCGGCGTGGATCGGGTACAGCAGATCCGCGCCCTCCTCCGTGTAGAACGCTTCCCCGGTGAACTCCACGGCCGTAGAACCCGCGAGAGTCTCATCGAACCCGGAGACGGAGAACCCGGACACGTCCTCCGAGGAGTGTTCCGACGTGAGCCCGAAGCGGCGAAACAGATTGGACGCGTCTGTTCCGTCGATCACGATTCGATCGTGTCGCGAGACGAGTTTCGTCCAGACCATTCGGACCGCCTCCCTTAGCTCGCCGTCGTGACCATCGCGAACGCACCGTCGTCCACGACGACGGCCTCGAACGCACCGATGATCCCGACTTCGTATCCGCCGATCGCAGGCTCCACGACGGAGAGCTCCACGGGAGCTCCGGCCGTTTCTGCGACGAGCAGACCGTCGGAGTCTCCGACGACGATGACGCCGGAGTCCATCCCGCGGGAGACGACGAGCCGAAGCGGCCCAATGTCGTCAGTCCCGACGGAGACGAACTGGGCGAACGCGTCGGACGTGATCCCGAGGATATAGCCGAAGCGATCCGGAGCGGCGTAGATCGTGTCCGCGAGCCGTCCGCTGTTGGCGTAGACCTCGGCGTACCCTGCCCCGATCCCGGCCATTAGCTGCGCGAACGTCGGCGAGCTCCCGATCGGGCTCGAGATGTTGTTGGAGAACGCGGAATGCTGCATAACCTGCGCGGCATCCTGCTCCGTCTTTAGCGCGTAATCCGCGGCCGCGAAGCGGAACCACAGATCGAGCGCGTTCGGCGTGGACCAGTTCACCGCCTGCCACGACAGATCCCCTCCGCCGAGATACGTCGATGCCGTGGCCGTCTGCATCGAAATATCCATGCCCGTATTCCCGGCCTCTGTCTTTTCCGAGCCCTGGACGGCGACAACGGGCGTCGCGTCCACGCGCGGGTACGTCAGCTGCCCACGCTCGAGCGTGTCGCGCATCGCCGAAGCGACGAGCGGCCTGCTCGTGTCGATGACTTGGAAAATCTGCGCGAGATGCTGCGGCGGCTGCAGCCCTGCCACGTCGCTCGAGAGCGTGTTGGCGGGTGTCCGCCTTGCCAGCAGGAGCCGCTCGCGCGCGGCCTCTACTGCCTGAGCTCCGAGGAGCCCTGCGATCCGCTTCGCGAGTCCCGAGGTTCCCGCGAGGATCTCGTCCCGTGCGTACTCCGAGAACGTCCGGTATGCGACGTTCCCGTCCTCGTCCGTTCCGACGATCGCGGAATCGGCTGCGAGGAGAGCGCGGATCCGGCGAGCCTCCGTGTCCGCTCGCCTCGAGCTCTCCACCGTGTCCGTCAGCGCCTCGATCTCGCGATCGAGCTCCTGCATCCGGGTTCGATACCCGGTGATCTGCTCCTGCTGCGACTCCGAGAGCTCGCGGGAGCCGTCCTCGCGCGATTCTGCCGCGCCGAGAACGTTGTCGTGGAGGATCGTTGTCGAACGCCGCTCGTCCACGAGCCGCGCGAGACGGACCTCCTGCACGCTGTCCATTGAATAGACCTCCTCAAACGAGTTGTGGTGCGGAACCTCGTCTGCGGGTGCGGAATCTGCGAGGGTGCTCGTCTATGCGAGGGTGCTCGTCGCTCCGGGTGCGCCTGACTTGAGCCGGGATGGTACATCGAGACCCAGACGTTCGATGCGAGCAGCGAGCTCCTGATCGAACGGGATCGGTAGATCCGTCTGCTCGAGGATAACGCTCTGCTCGAGCTCACCCTCGCGGACGCCGAGCACGATCGCGCCCGTGTATGCCGGATCGCGACAGAGCGCAAGGTTCCGGAGGTTCGCGCGGACGCGCCGAACGACGCCCTCCGCGGTCCGGAACGACTTCACGAAATACGCCTCCATCGAGCAGCCGCCGAGCACGCCCTCTTTCACGAGCTCGAGCGCGGTATCGCCTGCCGGAGTGTTCAGCATCCGGACGGTTCCGTAGAACCCGTCGGCCGCGCTGCGGAGAGCCGCGCCTCGTCCGACGATCCCGGAGATTCCCTCCTCGTGCTCCACGTTCACGAGAACGCGGTTCGCGGCGTTCAGCTGATGGTCGAACAGACCCGGCGCGAGCTCCTCCTCGTACGGCACGCCGACGGGTAGACCGCCGAGCCCGTCGTTATGGACGATCCGCTCGCCGTAGGGAGCGATCCGGAGATCGACGTTCCGGCCGTCTCCCGGCGTGAGCTCTACGGCGAACGTACGCCGCGCGAACCCGGACGCCTGCGTCTCCTCGAGGGTCTCCGTCATTCTCACCCGGTAGATACCAGACTAAGCGGCTGTTGTGCGGGTGACGCCTGCGCCGAACCCGGCCGCGGACCGCTCTGCGGATCGTCCGTGGTCTCGATCGAGCCCTCGATCGTTCCGTCGGAGGCATCCTGCGTGACCCACTGTCCGCGAGGGAGCATCTGCGCGGAGAGAGCGTCCATGATCCGCTTGCTCGTCGTGCGGAGCTCTGTTAGCCACCACATCTGCATAAGCGCGATCGGGTTCTGATACGTGAGCCCTCCGGCGAGAGCCATGTTCAGGATCACGGACGGAACGCCGAACGCCGTCGCGAGAACGCGCGCGTTCCACTCCTGCGATTCGAGGAGCGCGAGGTCCGACGGATCGAACGACATTTCCTTCGGCTCGATCTCCGGAGGCACGACCGGAGGGAGCCCGTTCCGACGGTTCGCCGCCTCGCCCCACTGGCTCTGCAGGCTCTCCGCCTGATCGCTATCGATCCGCCGCAGCGCGTGGAGATAGAACTTCGGCGTTCCGCCCGTCTGCACGGCGAGAGCCTGGTTCCCGGCCGCGAGGAGCCCGAACGCCTGCTGCGCGTACGAGCGGATCGCGCTCGTACCCTTCACGCGCGAACCCGGGTTCCGATCGATCTGCACGCAGCGGAACGGATCGAGAACCGTATCGCCGACCTTGTAGCGCCGACGGCCGCTCTCCGAGCGCTCGATTTTCAGCGCGCCGGAGTCCAGAACCGTCCAGTAGCGCGGGAACCCGTTCGAGTAGAACTCCGTCACGTACTGCACGGAATAGCCCCACCCGTACAGCTGCTCCGTGATCGAGAACACGGCGTCCGCGATCCCGTTCGGGTACCAGTTCGGATCCGGCGACGTGACCCACGCAGGCTCGTCCACGCCCTGCGGTCCGTGCCATTCGAGCGGGTAGCTCGCGATCTGCTGCGCGTTCAGCTGGATACAGCGGTTCGTGACCCAGACGCGCTCCGCGAGAGTGCGATCGCCGGGTATCCAGTCCGCGCCACGGCCGAACAGACCCTCCTCGCCGTAGAACGCCGGAAGGATGCTGTTCGAGAGCGAGATCCTCGTTCCCTCGAGCGGCTCCATCTCCGACCGCTTCGCGAGTCCGAGCTCGTACGCTATGTCCCTGAACCTTCCCACGGCGTCAGTAGATGACGAGCTCCCTCGAGGTATCCGGAGCGCCCGATGCGCTCCAAAGCGCGAGTGTAATCGCGACGAGGGACGATATGTCCACCGTAGACGACTTCCGCGCCCACGACCACGCATCGGAGAGCGGCCGCGTTCCGGCTCCGCGGATCGCCGAGACGAGCCGCGCGTCGCCGAGATGCCGGAGCGTGCCGTCGTTCACGGCGTCCACGAGGAGTCCGCACGCCTGCGCGTTTTTCGCCGCGTTCATCGGCTCGAGCTCGTACCCCACGTCCAGCAGAGCCTCGCTCACGGCGTGGATCAGACTCGCTCCCGGACCGCGCTCGTCGCAGACGATCTGCAACGGCCGATGCTTCACGGCGAGCTCC